AGTGGATCAATCACTTTCCGCTACCTTCTTTGGCTCTGTCTTGCCTTTTTCCCGCCACTTTAAGCACCAGACCTCAAGCCTATCAGATGACCATGACCATCTCACGCATTCATAAACTGGGGCTTGCGCCACTGGCGGTGGTGGCGGCAGGGCGTCCATAACTACATCAGGATTTTTTTAAGCAGTTCAGCGGCAAAACCTGGCCCGAGCAGCGTCACCGCAATCAGCGCGTAGAGGATGTACTCAATGCGGCTCATGCGCTTGCTGCCTGACTCAAAGCTCTTTTGGATAGCCTCGTATCTCAAGGCGCAGATTTCCTCATGCGTTGCCAGCTTGGCGTCTGTGGCGTCTATTTGGCTCATGCTGCCGCCCAAGGAAAGCCGTCATGCACCACAGGCGCAGCCAAGGCAGCAAGCTGTGCGCTTGTTCCGGTAGCAGCAATTAAAACCCTGCCGCTGGATTCAATACGCAGGCTTGTTAAATATGTACCGCTCATGGTGTTTCTCCTTGTGGAAGATTATCTGCGCTTTGTCTTCCCAACGCTGTTGTTGCTGCATCAATCACTGTCGTTACCCCGTATGTTTGCTAAACCCAAGACAATGTGCGCTCATCCCAATTGTATATTTTGCCATCACTAGGATAAGGCATGGGCGCACCCCATAAGCAAGTTTCTTGAACCAAAACCCAGCTGGGGAAAGGCTGCGGCGCAATAAATGCGTCCCGTTGTGCGTCATAGGTGTAACCAACGCCAGCGTAATTTTTGCGAAATGGTTTATTGTTTGGGTGCTGGTTGCCGCAAGTGTTGTATGAAGTTCGCTTGCAAACTTGGTTTTGAAATTCGCCGTAATGCAATTCCCAATCCACGCCGTCTTCGTTTTCTTCTTTGCCAACAATTACCGAGGTGACAATATTGTTTTCGTCTAAAAATGCGTAATGGGCCACAATTAACTCCAAGACACGTTGCCGGTTCCGGCGGTAAATGTTGCAACGGTAAACCCGCCGGACGTTGACGTTGAATAAGTCAACCCGCCGCCAGGATTTGAAATTGTTTTGGTGTCAGGGTATCTAAGTTTGACAATACCCGAACCGCCTGCGCCACCGTTTTGATTTGCGCCAGCCGCTCGACCGCCACCGCCGCCACCGCCCGTGTTGGCTGTGCCAGCACTTCCCACGGTGTCGCCTGAAGCGCCCCCATTACCTCCGCCCCCAGCGCCGCCAGAGCCAGTTGGAAGATTATCATTTGTGCCGCCTCCACCACCGCCAGCATAAGTTCCACCGCCTAAATTCGCGGATACGGTTGAACCATTACCCCCATTTCCACCGGAGGAGGATTGAGTCCCATTGCTGCCAACAGCGCCAGCACCGCCGCCGCCGCCGCCTACGTTATCGTCCCCATTTCCACCGGCGTTTCCTTGTCCGGAAGTTCCGGCTGCTCCTGATTGTCCAGCGCCACCTCCGGCGCCAACTCCGGTTCCACCGCCACCCGAACCACCAGTGTTAGGTGCGGCAAATGTGGAGGATAAACTTCCCGACCCGCCACCGCCGCCGCCAGTGGATGTAATAGACGCAAAAACAGAAGCACTGCCGTTACCACCAGCCGCAGACGCGGAAGTGCTACCAGCCCCGCCGCCGCCAATCGTTACGGTGTAATTGGTTGACGGGTTTACGCTTAATGTTGAAGTTCGGTATCCACCAGCGCCACCACCCCCCGAACCGTTTGCGGTTCGACCAGCACCAGCACCACCGGCCACAACAAGATATTCAATGCTAATAGTTGTTGATTTGCCATAAAAATCGGTGGGCATCACAATTGCGCCGCTTGGTTTTTCAGCAAGCGCCCTGACCGCAGCGTCATTCAGCGAAATTTGCGCGGTCGCGCTTAACCCAAGTTCTAAAGCAATAGATTGCCCCACCGTAGAACCGGCTAAACTTATTGGCCCTGAACCGTTAAGCGCCATTATTTAACTTTCAGCTGTTCTAGCTTTTCGTTCAATTCGACAATCGCCGCAAATGCCAATGCCGCAAGTTTGGCGTAATCCACGGCCAAACTTCCATCGTCCCTGGCTCTTACTGCTTTAGGGAAAACAGCCTGAACGTCTTGGGCAATGACGCCAAAATCTGCTTTTTGCACAAAATAGCCGTCTGCCCCGCCTTTTTCTTTAATGTAAGCGTCAGTCCAATCAAATTCCTTGCCGCCAATTGCCTTGACAATGGTCAACGCGTTTTCAATGTCCCTAACGTTTTCTTTAAATTTTTTGTCTGAAGAATAGAAAGCGGTGACGTTGTTGGTGGCACGAATTTCACCAGCAGTACCCGAGCCAGCCGTACCGACACCAACAGAGTTAAATTGCGAGTTCTGTGACGTGCTGGTAAACGTAGCTGCTGAACCAGATGCGTTTCCGGTCAAAGCAGCGGTGATAGTACCTGCGGTAAAGTTTCCTGAAGCATCACGCGCAACAATGGCGGATGCAGTGTTTGCATTAGTTGCTGTAGTTGCTGAGTTGCTGACTTTTCCCGCCGTAGCAATTGTCGCTAGCTTGGTGTCCACAATCGCAGCAGAGGCGTTGATGTCTGCATTAACAATGACTCCTGCGGCAATCGATGTTGCGTTACCAACTGAAGTCACATCCCCAGTCAAATTGGCATTTGTTGTGACCGTTGCCGCATTGCCCGTGGTGTTTTGGTTCAGCGTTGGGATGTCAGCCGCAACTACAGCGCGAAATGTTGGTACACCAGCAGTCCCATCAGGCGCAGCCAAAACAAAGTTGGCTGTCTTGGATGCGTAAGGGTTAAGCGTGTCGCCGTAGCCCGAGGCCAAACTAATGGCTGGGGTCGTACCTCCGCTTGACGCAACGGGTGATGTCCCAGTAACCGAGGTAACAGTGCCTACAAACTGGTCAGAAGATGAGATCGTAAAGTTAGGGTAAGTACCAGTAATCGTGGTTGTGCCGCCTTGGGTCAAAGCCACCGTCTGATCTGGTGCTGTATTGGTAATGGTCAACGTGCCAGACGTTGTAATCGGGCTACCCGAAACACTGATTCCCGTACCCCCCGTAGCCGCCACACTCGTGACCGTTCCAGACCCACCACCCGCATTGATTGTTTGATTAGGCCAAGTGCCTGTGATTGAGGTGATGTTTGTGCCAGCCACCAAGCTGGGGGTTGCCGTACCCGTACCACCGCTTGCCACCGCAAGAGTCCCGCCCAAGGTAATCGTGCCTGTTGTGGTGATTGGCCCACCGCTTGTTGTCAGACCCGTAGAGCCGCCCGATACAGCAACACTCGTCACCGTACCCGTTCCAGCGCTAACATTGACGGTGACATCATCGCCAGATGCCGATGCGGTAACGGATGCGCCAACAAAGTTGATGTTTTTCACACCTGTGGAAATTGAACTGCCCTCGTCGCTAATGCCCACCGCCCCGTTGGTAGACATGGTGCTGATAACTTGTATCTTTTGCGCCAAGTCTTGCGAGACAACCTCACCAACATTCAATTCGCGTCCATCTGACAAGGTAATAATCAAGCTGCCATCAAAGTCAATATTAGCGTTGACAACCGACACACCGTCTTCACCATCAATACCATTGCTTCCGTTCAGACCATCAATTCCGCGAGCGCCTGGCAACCCATCACGACCTGGCCTTCCGTCTTTGCCAGGTTTGCCGTCTATGCCGTTGCGCCCGTCTCGACCATCTTTGATATTGGCGACTCGCTTTTCAATCGCCTTGCCTGTTTCGTCGTACCGCGCCCGAATGTCGGACTCCATCTTTTTGAGGGCTTGCAGCACCAGATCGACATTGGCAGCAATTTTTTGCTTTTGGAGTTCTTTGCTCTCGGCAATTGACTTGTGGATCGACTCTAGCGCCGCTAGCTTGTCATCGTCTGACATTGAATCAAGATCAATCATTTCAATGCTCCCGATAGTTGGTCAAGGAACTCGTTTTCCACAGAGCGTAGATTCTCTTGTTTATTTGCCATCTGCAACTCAACGATCTTTGATTTGTTCTTGATGTCCGCTTCTTTGAGCATCAACTCCGCAATCTTGACCCGCTTATCAAACTCATTGCTTTCGTTGCCAGATGGAAGATTCTTAGTCGCTGATGCAAGCACCTTGGCCTGAACTTCTTGCGGCATAAGCTGGGTTTCAACTGCCAGCTTCTGCGCCTCTGCCCGATTCTGTTCGGCCTGAGTCGTGCTGACCGCAATCTGTGCCTGTGCTGCTTGCAGCGCCAGTTGCTGTTGGGCTTGCTCCAACTCTTGCGCCTGTGGATTGGGCTGGCTCATCTGATCCAAGGCCGCGATCATTTCATACCTGTTAGACAGGCTGGAGTTGGCAAAAATGCCCTTCAAGATAATCGGCAGAACTGGTGTATTCGGGCCAAGAGTCTGCAACAAACCCACAAACTGCTGCTGCTCGTATTCTCTAGCAATGATGCCCAGCGTGGCCGTCGGGATGAACTTCATGTCCACCGATGGATAGCGCTCTGGGTCAAACTGCATGTACCTGAACGCCGCTTTTTGGATGAACGGGATCAAGAAATCTTCTTGGAAGTTCACCAATGTGCGTTTGTACTTCTTGATGATCGTAGCCACTGCCATTGACATGCCAGCGCCGTCCCGATTACCTTGGCTAACCATGCCCTGACCATCCATCGTGCCAGTTGCTTGGAGCAACATGCGCTCAAACTCTTTGGCCGTGTTCAGGTTGTTAAGACTTGTTTCGCCAAACTTGAACGGGTAGAGAATTTCAGCAGGGTTGCCGTTTACTAAGAACGCTTTGCCAGGTTTTACCTCAAACTTAGCGCCCCTTGGAAGGCGAGATGCGTCTAAACCGATCATTGGGCTGGTGGTCAAAGCAAGAGAATCCAGATGGCTACGCACTTGCGCGTCAATCGCCTTTTGCATGTTGTAGGACTTCTCCACCGTACCACGACCCAAGAGCCGATTCGGGACAGTATCGTCCTGATAAGACAGAACTGGTCTGTCTTTCATCATGTACGGGTTTTCTTCTGCTTTAAGCAGCAAACCCTCGTTGGCAATCACCACAATGGCTTCCACCATGTTAGAGTAATCATCAGCAACCGAGTCCTCGGGGAACAATTCCTCTATTTTCTCGTCTTTTTCAGTCAAGTACTCTCGCGGAACAAGGCCGTAGTACGTCAGTAACCGAACTTTTCCATCTCTGTACTGGCTGACCTCTTGGGTTGGCTCAAGATCAGTGTCTTCGTCACCAGTAGTGATGTTTACCTTACGGTAGATGCC